TGAGCGCAACACCTGATGGAACCATCCGGCATCAGGCTGAATTCCTCGATACCGCTGCAGGAATAATCGCGGCCAAGGCGTGGAATGGCAAGGTAGGTGGGTTTTCTTCCGCAATTGATGAGAGAAAGCCAGCGTTCTACGGGTTTGATTACGTGATGCAGCCTAATTACCTGGGAAATTCCTTCCGTGGCGTTGTCTTGGATGATGTCATGGGTGGCAATTTTGGTGATCTGACTTACGACGACATATACGCCGCCGAACAAGACGAACAAAAACAAGCAATGGTTGTGTTGCTGGATAGTTTGGATCGTGAGCGCAATGTTTCCAGCGAAACAATAGAGCGCCTGCAGCAAGAAAACGAGCAGTTGCTATCGATGCTGGCAAAGAAAGGTATCGACCCTTCCATGGTGCTTGATGCATCTTATATTGCGCCAGTTATGGTATCCGGTGGAACGCTTGATTCAATCCAGCGGGATATAGAAAGTTTCCAAAAAATGGATTCGTTACCAGGTTTTGTTTCCCCCGTGAAAGAGGTGAAGGAAGAAACCGGTTCTGTTGTCAATCGCCTGCTCAATAGATATGCACGCGGTAGGGCTGGGAATGCTTGAGCCAGTCAAAGTAGCTTTTGGTGAATATATGGGCGCGTTCTACGCTGGAATAGCGCCCACCACCAGCGGATTGCAGGAATATGTTGCGCGCGGTCTCGCTAAAAGCATTGCGTGGGCACCTTCGAGAATGGTTGATGCTGTAGAGGAAATGCTTTCTTCATGGCAACGAAATGATACCGATGGCGCGCCCACGCAACCGGCCAAGATGCCCATTATTTTTGTGGCCATAGCAAAAGATTACACACCTTCCGGACGTGATTACACGCGGCAAATATCCGAACAAGTGGAAGTTATATTGCCTGGCGATACGAAAGAGCGTGATTTCAAGGTTCGCGTGATTGCGGGTGATGTACGAGCGCAAGTTGTGTTTTGTGCATTCGATGAACCAACCGCCAGATCTTTGGCAGCCCAGTTCCTTTTATATCTGGACAACATGGAGAACAGGCGTTTTTTCGCCACCTACACGTTTGCCGGTCAGAATCTCACTTGGCCGGTGCAAATTGAATCCCCGGACAATCCAGCCATGTCCATTCAAACGGACTCGAAGAATTTAACAATACTGGCATGCGATGTCACATTAAGAGCATCAATACCATTATTCAGCGCGCCTGCTGATGATGACCCGAACGATGGCAAAGGTACTGATGGTGATCCAAACGATCCATCCGGGTACCAGGTTGTGGTGCAAGTTAACTATGACAAAGAGGATGTACTTTAATGGAAATTTACATTGACGCTGATGTTGATTTGCTTAACAACCTTGCTCTGGCTTGGCTATTAATCGGATTGGTGTGGTCGTTAATCGTGCTTAGAATGAGCATGAAATATCAGGATGATTATGAGTACATCAATCAAAAGCTTGGTGTTGTCATTTTAACCGCAGTTATCGCCTGGCCTTACAACCTGTTCTGCTGGATATTCTCATGGCACATATGGTTAACGCCGGTGAGCGACCTGTTTAGACGCAAATGATTAAGATCCAAGCCACATTCATTGGCTATGGAGGGCGCGCCTGCACCCTGTTTTCGGCTATCGATCCAGACTCTAATGTTCTGGTTGTCAGCGTTGAATCTGACTACAGGGCTGACCGCATGGATGGCTGTATTGTTATCACCAATAATCCAGAAATAGCCTACGACAGCCTGTTTACGGATGATGACATCAAAGCGGCTATATCCGCCTTCTTTGCGTTCAAAACCGGCTTTGCCAATGACAATAAGAGCCAAAGACTGGTGTTTTCTGAGCGCGCGGCAAGATCAAATCCAGAGCAATCTATTGAGAAAGATGGAATGGATTCTTCTGGACCGCGCTTTCGTATATCCGAAGGCGTTACCTGTGGGCAGATGGCGGCATTGGCCACATGTCTACATGCATCGCGTTCCGGCACGATTGAGCAAGCGCTGAATATGTTTGATGCGCTTAACGCACTGTCAAGCGGCGAAATTATCACTATTTGAAGGTTCCTCTGATGATAGATAAAGACTCCACGGCTGCTAAGAACTTCTATAAAGAGGTGCGCCGCTTCTCTGAGAGAACAAAATCTTGGGAATCCAAGATATCTTATGAAACGAAGCCTGATGAGGCTCATGATTTAACGTTGGTTTCGCAACGTGTTTATGGTCGCCGCGATGAATACCTGGTGATCATGGCGGCTGCGGGTCTGGATATGGTCGATCAGGAGCTTCCACAAAAGCGCTTGACCTTGCCCACCGAAGCGCAGTTATACGCCATTAAGCGCAGAACAGGGTTTGAATCGGGAGCGGATAACCGGTTTAATTTCTCTCCAACATGGGCAAAATCCTAAATTATGGCCAATGTGTGGCTAGGTAAAATCAAGGGGCATATAGGCGAGGCCAAGGCCAGAGCGAAGGCCGATAAACTTGAGCGGGAAGCCGCAGAAAATCATCCGCAGTCAATAATACTTACCAAGCGCGAAGTTCAAGGTGAGTGGGATGCCAGCCGGGTTCTAATGACAACCATAGGCGGTGCGCTGCGCCCGATCACCACCAACGATCTAGCGCAATTCCGTCACAACATGCGCATGGCGCAAAAGAACTTTAACGGCGATGGAATTACCGCGCGCCAGGTTATTGATCTTGCTTCATCGAAGCCAATGCCGGGTGCTGGTTCAGATACTGATATTGATAGCGCAAGAAAGCAGATCACAATGGCGGTACCCGTTTCTGCATTCAATAATGAGATTCGCTTCATTACCAATGCCGGTCCGGATTCCGATGTGAGTCGTCATCATGTTCTTGTGCGTTTTAATGCGTTTGCAGAAGCCGCCAATAAGCTGATGGCATCAACCGTCCAAGAGCGTAAAGATCCCAAACAAACCGCCAATTGGCTAAGAAAGCAGAAATTAGCCTTTGATTGTGATTGCGGCAGGCATCGGTATTGGTTTCGTTATATCAGCACCATCGGAAATTTTAACGCCGGTCGCAAAGAGCTTGGGTTTCCCAAAGTACGCAACCCGAACTTGAAGGGTGTGGCGTGTAAGCACGTTTTGCGGGTGATGTCTGAGGTCGAATCCTCAACTTCTGTTTTGAATTTTCTATCAAAACACATGGAAAAGCTGCGTGACTCGCAAGACAACACGGCCAAGCATCGAATAAAGCAGAAAGAGCATGACGATGATCTTAAAAAGAAAGAGAAATTCCGCATAAACCCAATCAAAACCAGTGATCAGCGTGCAGCGGAGCGAAAACGAGCTAAGGAGCGGGAATCCCTGCATAAAAAAGCAAAGCAGGCAACGCGCATGACTAAGAAACCAGCCGCTACACGAAGAATTGATTCCGCGCTTAATTCAGGTAAATTATCAGCATCGGATTTGGAAGTGTTGCGCAGGTTAGGGTTCACCGATAGACAGGTTGCAGAAAAACTAAAAGCATAAGGGCGATATGTTAACGAATGTACCGGCAGGAATTAACCGCATGGCGCGCAACATCGTCATCAATCACCCCAATTCTTTTGAATGCCAGATGTACCGAAAATCAGTTGATCGAGCCAATGAATCGGTTGTTTCCGGCATGCCAACCATTGGCGGTCTTGGTGTTTTGAGCGCAGAAGATGAGGAAAATATTTCCTACGACTTGCTTGGCAATGGATATGCGCTGCAGGCCGAACCATTTTCGCCATCGTCAATGATGGAAAGACAAGATGCAAACAATGGATTTGCTAATGAATTTCGTTTCTTAATCGAGCCAGAACAGCCTACAGGGGCAGATGGCAGCTTCATAACAAAGAAGGGCGACGTGATGCTTATCGTGATATCCGATGATGTTCGATTGGCTTACGAAGTGGTCGATATAGAGACAGTCATGAATATCAGCCCGTTCGCGATGCGTTATGTAACCAATCGCCGTGATGATTTAGACCTGAATGGTTGATAAAACCGGAAAAACCCCCGTTTCAGCAAAGTTCCAGATTCCAGAATAGGCACTTACCAATGTTTAAAACATTGGAGGTGCCCGGTCATCCGTCCGGGTGAGAAATGTTAACCATAGGACAGAAGAAATTATGACCAAGCGAACGATTCACCAAGAATATCTCAAGAAACAAACCGCCGAAGTAGCAATATTTGCGGAAGCATTGCGAGATCACGGCACAGACAAAGAAGGCACCTTTGATTCTGCGGCTGCTAGTGATTTTATGGCAACGGCAATCAATCAGAATACCGGCATAAAAGTGCCGGAAAACCTGCAAATAGTCCTTGATGAAACGCCATCGGGAGAAAAAGGCGAGATTGCGCGTAATTCTATTACGCGGGCAATTCTTGATGGCATCGATGTCTATGAGGCGCAACACGGGTGTAATGCACCGGCTGACGTTATTGAGCTTGGTTTGCATTTGGCATACTCAGCGAGCGATGCAGCGAAAAGAAAGTACAGTTTTGATTCAGCAACCTCAGATCATCAAGACAATCTTGCGTTGCAGCCGAACCGTGCTGTGCTTGCTATATTATCTACCATGGGCGATGCAATTCCTTTTGCACATTATCTGCCAGCTGATATTGGTTCTAATGAAGCCATTCTAGCTGTTATGGCTCATCAAGCTGGAAGCACCTACGGTCAGTACGCTGCAGGCGGATCAATGGATGGCGCTAATTCAGGCGATTCTTATATCTCAGCATCGCGCGTTCACGTATCTTTGCCAGCTGGCGGTACCGGCAACGTTACCGGTGCATTGACGGCTGTGCAAGCCACTGATGAGACCTGTGATGCAGCCGCGCCAACAATAAAACTGTTGCGTGGCAGAACGCAGGTTTATGTTAACGGCATGATTGCTGCGAGAGAGGTTGATCAAACAGGCTCAGGAAGTTCTACAATCAGCGGATCGATCAATGTGGGTGGTTCTGATTACGCCATCGGTGGATCGATCAATACCGATACCGGCGTTTATTCGCTGACCACAACCCCGGCGCTGGGTACAACTGTTCCTGTTGCTGTTCACACCTTCAATCATAGCTGCAGTTACTCCACACAAACTCTATGCTTCGCCATGGAGAGCGTACACCCAGGTCACCATAGATTCAGCAACGCAAATGTCAAATGAGTTGGGTCTTGATCCGTATGGTGAGAGCATTCTATCTATCCAAAATCAATTTGCCAATGAGCGGCATTTCCAAGTTCTGCGCAAGGCGCGCCGGTTGGCCAAAAACAACAGCATTGATTATGACTTCGACTGGCCAAACCAAAAAGGGCAGAAAACCCGCGCACAAATTTGGCTAGATTTTGCGACTCCACTGGGTGCGGTATCGCAGCAAATGGCTATCGACACGATGGATCATGGCATTACGCATATGTATGTTGGCAAATACATCGCAGCTGCTTGGATGTCATTACCGCGTGAAATCTTTGAGCCTTCTGGAATTGCTGAAAGACCAGGCATATTCCGTATCGGTCGCTTATTCGGTCGTATTGATGTGTATTACACACCAAAAGGTTTAACTGATACCGCAGGGGCTGGGCAAATTCTTTGTGTCGGCAAAGCCACTAACGTTGCTCTCAATCCGTTTGTCTTGGGTGATGCAATAGCGCCTATCGTGCAGCCATTAGGTGTTAATGCCGACATGAAGCGCGGAGCGGCGTTTTATGCGCGTAACTTCAACGCAGTTAACCCATACAAGCAAGCTTCGCTTGGGTGCGCGATTATCAACGTTACAAACATGATCTAAGCGTCAGATTAATAACTGAAGCAAATTCAAAGTAACGTTAATAAGGAGTTAGCAATTATGGCAAGAAAAATAGAACTGGGTTCGCCTTCATTCATGAAGGTGGCTATCGTCGCCTTAATCGAGGGGGCATTCGCTAATGCGAGATTCCCGATTAAGACGGTTATTACTAACAACATGCCCAGGGATATTTCCTTGCCTGATATTGGGGTATTCCTGCGGCATGTATGCAATCCAAATGGTGAGAACAGGCGCGAAGTTGAGTTGCAGAACATCGATCAATTGCAGCGCCTGGCATCGAATATTGGGCAGATATCTATGCTTAATGATTATCAGTATGCAGCCATGATCGTTGAGGAAGTGGTTGATGAGCTTGAGCAAGATCCAGATTCAGATGGTGACGATGAAGCAGAAGCGGTGGCAGAAGCTGCTAGGATTCAGGCGGAACTTGATGCGTCGGCTGATAAGGCCAAGGCTGATGCTGAGAAGGAAGCGGCAGAAGCAGAAGCCAATGCTAAAGCAGAGGCTGAAGCAGAGGCCGCAAGGGTTCAAGCTGAACTGGATGCTGCGGCTGAAAAAGCCAAGGCTGATGCAGAGAAGGACCCTGATTTGAATGGCAGCGGTGATGAAACTGGCGCTGGTGGTGAAACTGGCGCTGGTGGTGAAACAGAAACAGATCCTGAATTAACTGGTTCTGGTGAAGGTGCAACTGATGATAGCGATCCAGAAAAAGACGCTAAACCAGACGCACCTGAAAAAAAAGCCGCCAAGACCAAGAAAGGGGAGGGCAAATAAGCCATGTCAATCAACTTTGTAAGGCAGCTTGGTTCTGAATCTGGAGTGCAGCTTAACCCGCTGCGCGACAATTCAGAGATACCAACTTCCGGTAATGGGGATCAGGTATTTGCCCTAATGATGCGTGCTACTCGCGGTCGAATCGATAAGCCTTTCAAGGTTGATCGTGGGAACGTTAAAAGAAAGCTTGGTAATGGCGAGCAAATTCGAGTATCCGCGCTGAATGAAGCCTGGGTGCATGTTGTAGAGGCATTGAATAATGGCGCGTATGAAGCTGTTGTTCAACGCCTTGTTACCAGTGCTGCGGTGATCAAATGGGCTGTTGTAACAGCTACGACCGATACACCGGTGTTCGCAACTTCGCACACGCCTGCTGTTCTTACTGCGGTTGTGAATGCTGGCGCGATTACTTCGGTAACGGTGGTTAGTGGCGGAAAGGATTATGCCGGTACTGAAGCAATTGCCGTGGGTGGTCCTGGTACTGGGGCAGTACTAACACCGGTATTCACCAACGGCGTTATTACATCAGTAACAGTAACAACGGCGGGCACAGGATACGCAACCGCACCAGCATTAACATGCTTGCCCGTAGCATCCGCACCAGTGGCGGCGCATTTGGTGGCAGTTAAGCACTTGGAATGCTTCAATGACGGAATCAAGCTTGAAATCCGTGCAGATGAGAAGAAATCCGGTGGTTCGGCAGTAGCGAACGACAAATTGACTTTACGCATTAAGGATAAAGACGGTTTGTTGTTGTATGAATTCACCGGATCACTAGACCCTCTTGCTAAAGATGATTTTGGTGGATCTGCTTACCTGCCGGATGTGGCTGCGGCAATTACCGATGCGGTTGTGGTAAGTGTTGGTGTAACCGGCGCGGCGGCTGATATTGAGCCGACATCCGATGCTTATGGATATGACTCGAACGGCAAGGAGAAATGGGCTAAATCAGGTGTTCTAACCTGTTTTATCGAAGGCAGCACGTCTTATTCCAATGGCGACTATTCTGCAGCGCGGGTGAAATTGAATAATACGGTGCATGACTACGCTTATATTTCTTCAGGTGGATCTCAATCCGCTGCGTTATTGGGAGAATTGGCGCAGCTGGCATTCGATACCAATCGGCAACTGCGTTTCGATGTACCTGGAAATTTGGGTATTGATGCAGCCATTGCTTTTGTCGAGCAATTGAACATGGGTGCAAGCCAAACTTCGCACCTAATTCATGCGTTTTGGTCTCCAATCAAATCAAGTGATCCGACAGGTATTAACCCTAATGGATATTTTGGTACGGCCACGCTTAACATCGCTTATGCGTGTCTCCGCAATGCCCAGGTAAATGCCAGAGGGTTCGCGCCAAAGAATTACCCGATTGCTGGCAAAGAATGGCCTGTTCGCAGAACTGGAATGGTGCAAGCCTACGCCCCAAGTAATCAGGAATTGAATTCTTTAGCAAAAGCCAAGATTAATCCGGTGTTATGGGAGGTGTATTCAGGTGGCGGTCGCTTCGTGTTCAGGGATTCCCTGACAAGCGCATTGGTCGACTCAAGCTTGAAGAAATTGATCGCAGTGGCGGATATGTCGGTCAGTATCGATGATGCGGTCACTCGTTACGGCAAGGATGTTCTGCAATTGCCTATGCAGATTGCATTAAACCGTATGGGGAATTATCTAACTGCACTGTTTGAAGGCGCTGAAGCTTCTGGATGGCTGGTTCCAAGCAATTCTCCTGATATGGGTGGGAAAGCGTGGAAATTCGATGTTCAGCCTAATGTGCAGCGACCTTACGACACTATGGATGTTTCATATTGGCTGCGTTATGACGGCACGGTTAGACAGATTTTTGTGACTCAAACATTGACCCGGTAATTTCTGGATTTTATTAAAAGAGGATTAGAGCATGAACTTAGCAAATAAAGGAATGAGTGAAGTATTGCGGAGCGCGATGAAGAGCGGGGGTTCAAACAAGCCCGTTCTGGATTCATCCGAAGATACTGGAACTGAGTTGATGGGCGCTGATGACTTCACTGTGAAAGATATTAAATTATCTGTTGCCGCAGTTATACAACAATGGGTGGAAACGGATGATCTTGATGATGGTGAAACGTATGCGGATCGCTTGCTGGCATTAATGGTTGGAATCGCTGATGAAAATCATGACGGCGATATCACTGATGATGAGCAAGGTGTTCTGGATATGGCGCTCAATGCAGCATGGGACTATTTGGAAGCCAAGGGCGCTTCAGACGAGGATCTTGATGTGCTGCTAAATGACTGGGATGGCGATGTTGCTGACCGAGTGCGTGATCTGGTGGCTTCCGTGTTGCCAGAGGGTGAAGATGAGTCTGACTCTGATATTGATTCCTTCGCTTTTAGTGCTGGTGATCAGGAGCCAGCCTTTGATGCGGCATACAAGATGAAAATGGCGATTCGCAATGGCAAGAAAATGCGTATCAGAAAACGTGTATCTGGAACCGTTCGATTGAGCGCTGCTCAGAAGGTAGGGCTTCGCAAAGCGCGCATGAAAAGCCACTCAGCCACAGCGAGAATGCGCCGGGCCAAATCAATGCGGATTCGCAGAAAATCCGGATTGAAGTAAAACTTGATCGTTGCTGCAACCACCTTAGCGCTATCGTATCAATAAAAACGTTCGATAGCGTTTTTTTACACCCACATTATGAATAGAGCCTCATCGCAACCACCAAGCCTTGAAGGGCAATCTCTCTCATCTCTTTGGGATGGTCTATCTCCGCACTTGATAGCCAGTTTCTATGAGATTAAGAAAAGTGAAGATGGTGTTTGGTCAAGAATGAATGCTGACCCTGTAACCGTTCTTGCGCCATTATCCGAAGCCAGCATGGAAATATCTCTAAGCTGGCAAAGCCCATTCGAGCATGCTGGCCCGGAGTCACGCGCGCCCACGCTGCTTGCGATGCTGCAATCGGGTGCTTTGATGCCGTTAATCGATGCTTTTCTGAAAGGTGATGATGCGTCAGCTATGGCCTCTCAAGCGCAACAAAAATCAAATGATTTCATTCGTCAATTCGAGGGCAGAACAGGAATTACCAAGCTGAATTCAAATCAGGTTTTTAACGGTATGCCGCCCGTTAAGTTTCAAATTACCGCTTTATTCCGGGCATGGAGCGATCCTTACGCAGAAGTAGAAGCGCCATTCAACAAATTGATGGAGTGGGCGCTGCCGGTAAAACTATCTCCCGATGGTTCTGTACTAGCAAGATCCGCCCAGGCCGCCAAAGGCAATACTGGATTCATTGATGCTCTGGTGCCATCTATCGCGCCAACCATCGTTGCCATGAAGTACAAAAACCGCATCTATTCGCCATTGGTTATTGAGTCAATAAATGACCCAATAGCATCACCCATTGACAGAAATGGCCGGTATGTTGAAAAGGCTGTAACGATGACGCTGGCAACGCTAACAGCTATTGATCGGGATGATTGGGTTAAATATGGCAACTTGTAATTTTAGTTGCGTAATATTAAATGAATTAATACAGAAGAATCCAGTGCCCGAGGGAGAGGAGGAGAAGGGCACTGGATATGGCTTAAACCTACTTCCTTGACGAATCCGGCTATGCTCAGAAAGCACTTCGTCATGCGGTATTCACAATAACGGGGAGTTAGTGTGAAATTTAATTATGAATATAATTCTCAAATACATCTGTGCGGTAGGTAACAAAACGTACTTCTTGATAGAAATTCAATAGCGGAAAATCCATCAAATTCCGACAACACAATTTAGCACAATCATGGCATGTAATTTATGACCATAAGAGGTGTTGCTCGTGATTTATTTCCCTGTTCTCAGAATGCGGCGTTTAACGGTGCAACTTCGAGAGCTATCAATTGGCGAATCGATAAAGATCGCATCCATGCCGGTGCATTTGGAAGAGGCTTCCGTTACCGCGATGCTTCGATATGCCGTCGAAAGTGTGCAGGGAAAGGACGTTAGCGAAGATCCCGAGCATTGGACTGTTCAAGAACGCATTATGGCGGTATGCCATTACCTGGCTTCAATCTCAGACGGCGAACCGGATTTCACAATTGGCAAAGGCCGGTATTCAGATTATTTGGATGGGGGCAACGATGCCGGTTTGATGGAAAGCGATATCAATATCGGTGAAGTGGGTGGAGATATCTGGCACATAAGGCATTTGACCGGCGCTATGGCCGAATCGATTGAGCGACTGAGCGGGGAAGTGGATGGGGTAACCGGCAAACTCCATTGGTTGCTAGGCGGGATGGCCGCTCAATTGACGATCGAGGGCGAAAATAGCCCAAGCCCGATAGATGGTGAGGGTGCGTTTGATCAATTCCTTGTTGACCGGATGAAAGTCATGGCCGGTTATCCTGAGAGTGATTTTAATTCGTTGCTTGGCCTGTATTTCACAGGGCGCGAAAAACTACACCACTTATTCCACATAGAATTCGATAACAACGGAATTGTTTCACTACCAAAAGGAGGGGCGGCAAGCGATTTGCCACTCACTCTTAACCTGGTCAGAGTCGCTCATGAGCCTGGCATCTAATATCAGTCTTTATTCCCACACCTCTTTGCTCGACGCATTGAATCTGCCTACAAGTGTGGCAAAAGATTTCTTTGACGGCAAGCCGTTTGGAGATTGGAAGAAAGTGCGAGAAGCGGAAGCCAAAACACAATCGGCAATTGTCGGTCGCTTGAATTCAGTCATTCGGGCGATCGGCATCCTTGCCAAGACAACAGCAGGGAGAAGATAGATATGGGTAACACACCTACAAATCAGAGCCATAACAGACGAGGGGAAGCCTGCGAGGAAAGGGATCAGCAAAAGTGCAGGGTTGCCGAGGGCTTATCTGAGGAAGCGGCAGAGCATGCGGTGAAAAAGGTTTTTGCAATTCTTGGGGTAAATATAGATAACCCGGAAAGCGTTGAAGAATTTAGAGCTGATCTGCGATTTGGCAAGAAGATGCGCAAGACTGCTGATTACGGAACCATGGCGTTTATTGGCATTGTGGCAACAGGTATGGCGGCTGCTTTGTGGGCGGGAATCGTATCAAAGATTAACGGCGGCAATGGTTAATCGTATTTTAATTTCTGATATGGATGTGAATATTATGAAGAATCTTATCTTGGTAATAAAAAAATCAGTTTTAGCCCTGTGTTTATTGGTTTTTGCTCTTATTGGTGGGTGCCAAACGGTTTTGAATAAATCCGATGATCTGGCAAATATTGCGGCGGCGAATGATGCAATTATGACCGGCAAAGTGCTGGTAACGGTCAAAACAATTGAGTTGAGCGATGTTGAAGATACTCAATTAACGCATGCCGTGAACCAGTACGCATTCTTCGTTGAGAAGTGGAAGCATTCCATCGCAAGCATGGACTCGACAACAGATGCATTCAAAGAATTCATGGATGATTACGCGATTTTGTTATCTCAATACGCGATGGTTGAAAAGATTGTAACAAATCACTGGGCCAATTATCAAAGCGCGGATCAGGAGACTCTAAAAAATTACCAGATCAAAGCAAAACAGCTTAATGCTTCAGTTAATAAGCTGGTTACGGCGAATCGAGTGCGCGAAGCTGTAATGGATGCGGTAGCTTTTGGCAAGGTCGTAATTAAATTGGCGGCGGCACTATGATGATATTCATAGAAAACTATTTCGACGTAGCAGAAGCCGTCAAGATCATCCTGTTTGTGGCATCCGGGCTATTCGGTATGTTCTTTGCGTATTGTCGCAAGTGGGCGCATGCAGACATGGAGGCTGGTTTATTTATGTACATGTTTGGTGATGAGCGCGCCACGATGAGAGCAATCACCACATTTGTTGCTATGTGCGTCGGTGCCGGTGGACTGTCGTATCTGGATACGCTAACCATCAATCAAATAATTATTGCGGGTGCTGGCATAGGCTTGTTGGTGCCGCAGACTGTTGAACAAAATAAAACCAGTAATGGAGGCGGATTATGATACTGCGATCAGGCGCTTTAAGATGGATTACCGGGTTTAAATACCGAACCACTGAGCCATATTGGTTAATGACCAATTTTAGGCCGAAGAGAGCAATCCAGTTAAACAGAATACATCTGACTAGAGAAGGTCTCTTGTTTATCGAAGCTGGGTATTCATCTGACGGTCCAAGCGGTCCCACAATCGACACCAAAGACATTATGCCTGGCGCAACAGGTGCGCACGATCCTGGTTACGAGTTACTGCGCAATGAAATGATGGGTGTGCCGGTCGATATCGTGCAACCAGAAAACCGGCCAGGTGAAGGTCTTATTTACAACACACCTGCCGAAGAAAAGGTAATCAAAATCGCCAGTCATGAGCAAATCAGGCACGAGTTCGACAAATTGCTTGCGGATTTGATGCTTTTAGATGGGCGGATCGTGTGCGAGAAATTCGATAAATATCCGCGCTTCAAGAAGCTGCTGGGTAAAGTCTTGGCATTCAGAGCGCAGTATTTCTATGACGGGCTGAGACTTGGCGGCGTATCTTCAGCAATCGTATGCCGCAAAGAATACGCAGCGCCTTAATGCCTGCAATCACTTCACAAATCCAATTCTTCCGAATGCGGGGGAATTAAACCGGAAAAACAGCCAGTTCATGGCGATTCAGTAAGGCAAAGTTCTGTTCATCAGATCCACTTAATGAACTATAGGACAGCCAATCATGCCAGTTTCTAATCCAGCAGCAAAGGTTATTTCTAGTGACTTTACGTTAGAGATAGAAGGTTATGAACAAAATTATTTGCTCTGCAAGCAGGCTCCATGGGCGCAGGTATCTGTTGCTGGTGAGATCGAAGTCCCTACGGTGCTGGGCGCTGCATCATGGCAACCGCAGCAAGCAAGAGTTAATCATCAAGGGCAGATTGCGCTTGAGGAAACCATTGCTGGCAGTATCGACAATATGCTCATCAATCTTATCGCGAGCGGCGGGACATTCAACGCAAAAATGTACGAAGGAACGCCGCAGAGATTTTTGCGAGCAAAGCGCTATGAGAACTGCTTTATACAGTGCGACGACCCGGACAGAGATTGGGAAAACAGGTCACAGATATTGATATTCACTGGAACGATGTTTTACCACTACTTTGGAGAGGTAATTCCTGGAAATTCAGGCGATTACACATAATTATTTCATTAACTTTAACAGGAGTAAATTGATATGCCATCACCATCATTTTTGGGCGGCAAGGTTCAAACCAGAGAAGGATCATCCGGTAGCGAGGTAATTAGCGCTGAAGATGTTAAAAAGAATTACATGAGCGAGGCATCGCCAAAGATCGTTGAGGGTGCAAATGCAGCAATGGGCACTACGGCTCTTGTAGGCGGTGCTAAAGTTGTTGCAAATACCAGAGTGACTGCTAATACCAGAATATTTCTTACATCTCAGGCAGACGGCGGAACTCCTGGTTGGTTGCGTATTTCTGCCAGAACGCCCGGTACCAGTTTCACTATCACATCTAGCAGCGGCACTGACACCAGTACCGTAGCATACGAGCTGATTGAACCAGACGCATAAGGCTGACCAATGACTACTATAGACGCGCTCGTTGAAAATTTCCTCACGAATGAGCGTCCTGATAGTATCGTGCTAGACCCCGCGACCGTGCTTGCCAAGGCGGTTGCGGCATCGGAATTTTATGCCGGATATGCAAATCTTGAGGTAAATGACGATGTTGATCCGCCATTTCCTGCGATTTCCGCCAGCACAGCCATCAGTTATTCAGAATGGGCTTTAATCAAACCATTGTTCATGCTTTACGTTGAACTTGAAACCTCTACGCAACTAGAAGCATCACGCGGGCTTGGTGTTGATGTTTTTGGTCGGTCGTCAAGTGAAGTTCAGCAGGAGATCAACCAATACCTTCTGGAATTTCCGCAAAAGGCATTTCTACAAACAGTCATTACAGTGTGATATTTCCCTTGTGATTCTATACCTAAATAGCGGCGAACAGATACGTGGCGACCTTATAAAATCCGCCATTATCCGCTCAGATATGTCGCCGGTGCCGGTCACGCTCGAAGCTGAGATCCGGGCTGACGAAGATATGGCCAAAAAATTGAGTGAGGGGGAAATGATAACCGCTGGTGGAAGTTCTGTATCGTCTGGCGATACACTTCGCATTATTAAATCCACATTGGTAGAGAACCGAATCGTGCAAGGCAATCGTGAGATGGATGCGATTCAGATCACGGCTATGCTTGATGCCTGCCATGGCATAGCTTTTGTGCGCAACCGGGCGATTATCAAAGAAAATGCTGTTTTGTCGGCAATCTACCGTGCGTCGGGCGCAACAATCAAAGCAGTTGATGCCGATTTCCCGGTACCACGTTTCTATTGCCCGGTGGGAGATACCCCAAGCTTTCATATTGCCAGGGCATTGCAGGAAGAGGGCGGTATCGTTCGTTGGAAGGATGGCCGGTTAAAATTCTTTCGCCTGTCTGATCTGTTTAAACAAAATCCGATCATGGAATTGCCTGAGAACGCATCGGATTATATTAATAGCGGATTTCTTGAGCGGCATGAAATCCCCTGGTTCTACTCTTTGGATGATTCCGGAGGCTTTGTTCTGGGTGATCAAAGAAAGCCAAGGAGCGTGCGTTACGCGCCATTCATGAATGCACAACGCCTACGCAACATGTCGCGTTGCCTGGTGCAACGCAAGATATCGAACATCAACTTATCAGCCGGTATTTCAGCCGGTGATTTAATCAATTTTACCGGGCGTGATCCGCTCGTTGTTATTACTGCTGCCCACGTATTTCAGAGCGGTACCGATGGCAGCGGCGGGAATCAGTACACACGCCTTTGGCTTGGATCATTGGAGGGTTAAACATGCGCAGATTATTAAGAAGGACTTGGTTGCGGCTAAATGGCATTAAACTACATGACAACAGAGACTTGATTGATCTTTTGAAAAAAGCCACAAAAGTTGCTTCCAGCATTCATGAATGATTATGGAACCATGCCGGGACGCTATCCTGCGGTTGTTAAATCTTACGCTAAAAACCGCAGAACATGCCGAATTGAGATACCTGGTTTGACCGATGGCGCTGATGTGCTACCAGAAGCAGAAATCGAATATCCAATAGGCGATAAATCCATAACCGGAAGCCATGCAACAGAGATTGAAATGCTTGCTGGTGATACCGTCTGGATAGCATTTATCGGTGGTGATCCCCGGTACCCAATTATCACTGGATACAGAAACCCGCAATCCGGCAATTCAATCGATTGGCGGCGCTTCCACCACGCGAATATTGAAATGACAGCCGATGGTACGTTAAAGCTGAATGCATCCACGCTTGAGATTAATGCCACAACCGTGACCATTAACGGAACCAATACAACCATCAATGGCAGCTCATTGAAACATAACGCGAAGAATATCGGTGACGATCATCGGCATTCTGGCGTTCAGCCCGGTGGAAGCAATACCGGGGTGCCAAGCTGATAACGTAAAAGCGCCAATTTCCGGTGTTTTTGCTGGTGTATTCTGGATATTACTTAGTAATTCAATTATGAGTTTAAAACATGAAATCTTTATTATTCAGTTTTGAGGATCTTTCAGTCAAAGACAAGGCCGCAAAAGAAGCTATGAAATACTTCTCGCGCGCCGGTGCTAATGTCGTTCAGCAAGACGTATCGACAGCGGTTAAGCGTAATTCCGGAGTAAGTTATCGAGAAATGCTGCTGACATTTGCAGATTCTCAGAAAGCCGTTCTTCGAATCAAGCAGACCGGCGATATCTTCCAAGTTCTGCTGAATAACAAGCTACTACCAATTAAAAACCAGGATGATCATATTGCCGCAATCGCTGAGATTGTGAAGGCGATGGACTCCGGGCGTTCAAAGTTCCAGAAATTACTTGCTGCAGCAAAGGTTCGTCCACCCGCAGGAATACGCACGGCGGCACCCAAGATGGAGCAGGTATTGATTGGGAAAAGGGATGCTTTGAAAGCGGCGATTGCCGAAGTCAGAGGAAGAATTTTTTTAATGGATCGCGGATTAAAATTCGAAGTGCAACTTTTTTATAAGGTTAACAAGAGGCAAGCTGCGTTGGCAGCTGCGCTTCTTGAGCGATCAAATAAATCAGTGCTCGAGCCAAATTTAGTCAACCATACTCCCGAGACTCGTACGTTTATTTTACTTAACCAGTTGCAAATTGTTTGGTTGCATTTCCACATTGTTTGCCACGCTGATTTAAATAATCACAAACTCCGCATTGGTCATGGCCAACCCAACACCAATCGTAGCAATTTGTACCGCAGCACCAGCACCGCTGCCATTTGCATCGTATAACATTGCACCGGTCGCATTGTTATAGATGATGAAATCGTTGGCATCCACTGCTTGTGTGCCGATCCTGAATTGGCCAGCCGCTAAAGTACCGATCGTCGTTAATGCCGTAAATACCGCATTCTCAAGCTGGATGGTGTCATTGGCTACGTTATAGTCCGTAATCGTGTCAATGTGACCTAGTGTAGTAAACTTAAAGGCATCATTACCCGCTCCACCAGTGAGCACATTATTGCCTAGCCCGCCATCAAGCGTATCATCTCCCAATCCTCCATCTAACTGATTGGCGGCTGTATTGCCAATAATGACGTTGGTCAGATTATTGCCTGTGCCATTGATCGCCAATGCGCCTGTCATTATCAGATTCTCCAAATTAGCGGGTAATGTGTAAGCAAGTCGGCTGCTGACCGTGTCAGTACCCTGGTTGAGGTATTCAGTGACTACATCACCTGCATTCTCGACAAAATAACTGTCATTCCCCAAGCCGCCGATCATAGTGTCTACGCCAGACCATCCAGTGAGGGTATCGTCACCGCCCCCACCAATCAGTTTATCGTTGCCTGTCTGTCCATTTAACTGATTGGCAGCGCTATTTCCTGTGATGACGTTATCCAGATTATTACCTGTACCGTTGATAGTCAATGCGCCGGTTAGCGTAAGATTCTCAACATTGACGGATAGCGTGTAAGTTACGCTGCTATTGACTTTATCAGTGCCCTCACTGGAATTCTCTGTGACAATATCATCTTTATTGTCAATTGTATAAAAGTCATTTCCTGAACCGCCATAAAGAAAATCTCCTCCCGCTCCACCATTTAATATATCACTCCCGGCGCTACCGAAAAGTCGATCAACACTTCCCATCCCTTTCAGTTCATCATTTCCTAAGCCGCCAAGCATTAATTCGCTGTCGCTTCCTCCTTCCAATTTATCATTACCTCGGCCTCCATAATAAATATCATAATCTGAGAATAAAGGATCAATGAGCGTATCGTTTCCACTATCATAAATTGAATTATGTCCACTAAGAATACCATCAACAATAAATGAGTCAGTATTTAACATTTTTCCGCCAATGTATACGTACTGATCACCGGCTTCTTTAAGTATTTGTTCCCAACTTAGATTGTCAACGCTATCGACCATTTGGCGATAGTAATCCATCGAATGGTATGCCGTAGAACTTCCATTAGTTTGATTACCAACAAAGTGGATATTACGACCATTAAAACCACCAGTATCAGCAACTGCATCCCCTTCAATTTCAATAAGAGTCATTCTGTTATCGTAAGTACCGTATAAACTATAACTAGCTGAACCAAATACAACTGATTCGTAATCGGCGCTTTTAAACCCATTAACGTGGTCATCCATGTACTTTATGGCCATGGCTCCTCCTATGCTATGACCTGTTACATAAACTTTCTTGATACCATTCATTTCGATATAAACATCAAGTTCATTGACTAATGGACGCATTAGGTCATAATGTCTCGTCATATTTAACCAGTCCTTTTGGTCTGGCGAGATGGAAGAAGAATAATTTTCATTATCATTAGTCCCTCGAAATGAAATTACTATTGCATCGTTACTTCTAGCAACAAGTGCTGCAGCATTTCCATTGACATATAACCCATCTTCTATTTGATTAGAAACGATATGACCATCATACTCAGTACTGGATAATATATAATGAGGTTCTAAATAAAAAGAATGCCAACCTTCTTGAGAATTAATCCCTAATTCATTCATTGCCTGATCGGAAAATGGCTTAATATTATTAATTCCTAAATTTTCCCAACTTTTAAGGTTGTAAGCTGCCTTAGAGAAATCTGCCATTATCTTAATCTTTTCTCCCGCTACTGCTTCAGTCATAATTCCTTTATTGGGTTCCCATATACCATTATTTTCATGTAAAAAGGATATCTCATTTCCATCTGCATCATAACGTTTCGCATAAATATCGTAGTTTAAATCCTTATTGATATCTAATGTCCACCCAACAATAAAACCACCATCGGGCAGAACCGTAAGGGTCCAGTCTCGTATAGAGCCCCACACCTCCTCCTTTATAACAATCTCGCCTCCCTTTTTTTGGCCACCACTAGTAAACATTTGTACTATTAGCTCTTCCTTATCCACAGAATCAGGCACTTCATATAAATTCTTACGTAAGATAATAAAACCGCCATCTGGAAGACTGTCAATAGCATTTTGATCTACGTTAAAAGAAAGATTATTACCGACATCGGTAATGCGAATCCGATCAGTTAACGGAACATCAGCATTTGAATAAACGCGGACATATGAATCTATACTACCTATACCCCGCTCCCATGTGACAGCATACATTCCATTTTCTAAGGATGTAATAGATGGAGTAAAAGATCCAGCAGGGATATCATATATTCGAAAAGCATCTCCTCTAGCTAAGCCATTCCCATCGTAATGTCTCAGAAATACATCATGTCGGCTATCACCAAACATTCGTGCTGACCAAACAATTACGAAACTGCCATCAGACAGTGTTGTAATTTCAGGATACACCGTTAGTTCACCGGGTAGAGCTACCCGAAATTCATCTCCTTTTGCTTTTCCATTGGCATCAAAAATGCGAGCTGCAACGCCACGAAGAAAGTTCGCATATGTAACCACAAATCCGCCATCTTTGAGGGCAGCGATAGAAGTATAAGAGTAACTACTAACACCATCTGGGGTGAATAACTGACTCGCTACATTCACTAATTGACCTTTTGGCGTTCCTTGGTCAGTATAGAGTTGAAATTGAGTTCCACGTTCTCCAGAATAAGCAATTACAAAACCACCGTCATTTAAACCAACGACTGAAGGGTTATTATCATCTTGATAGATGTAGGAGGTGATATTTACACCTGTTTCTGGCCCGACTGGAGTCCCATCAGAATCATATTGTTGAAAATAAATACCAGAAATATTACTTCCTTGCTCATAAGAAACCCAAACAGCAACAAATCCTCCATTTGAGAGTGAAGCAAATGCAGGTAATGCTTGATTATTTGGCGTAAATGTATTTATCCTTGTTGGATCAATCGACACAATAAGTTTCTCCTATAGCGGTAATTGACGCGAGACATAAGTAAGCGATAAAGTTTACTGTTAAATTAGGCTTTGTAGCAATTAATTGTTGAATTGATAGTCGAATATGCATTGTGTTGACGCCGGTCGAAAATTGACCAGGTAATTTCACGTATCCTGCTTAAATTTTAGGTAGGAGACAGTAGAGGTGATTACTATGGTTATGTATGCAAAGATACGGCGGATGTATTATCGTGAACATTTGTCGATGAATGAAATTCAGCGACGTACAAGTCTGTCACGAAACACGATAAAGAAGTGGCTGAAAGCGTGAGGTTCCCCCTGTTTTTCATCTTCCAATGGGCGAACAGTTTTATGCTATCAGCTTTTCCTTCTGTTGAGTAATTAGCCAGTCATTTAGAAACTGCATTGGCGATTTATAGCCTAACGTTGAGTGCTGCCGTTTCCGGTTATAGAGTATCGAAGCTCATGGCAGCCATCTCTCACGTGTTTCATAACGCAGTCCGCGCTCGCTCGTTCTTGAAGCTGTTGAACCAACTTTCGGTTGGGGCATTGTCCCGACGGTTACGAGCTATTGTTAGGCTGCGGATTAACAGTCTGGGGCTCTATTGACACTCAATCGGACTGATAGGTAGATGTTAACGGAAAAACATTCGTCGAATCTTTGCGTACATAACCATAGTAATCACCCCATTTACTCTTGCTTAAAAAATAAGCAGGATGTATGGATTAGTTAGTCAAAATTCACCGCGCGTCGACATTCAGTCACCATTCAGCTCAGAAGTCGCACAATGAAACCGAAATACAAAAAAGATTTGGTATTTACTGCGTTATAGACGCGAGGTTTATTGTGGAGGTACATTATGAATGCCAAAAAAATTCTTACCATTTTTTCCGTACTTGGAATTCTTTTTCTTGGTGGATGTATGGCTACTCCATATTATGGAGGAACGGGATATTATGGGAGTGCTACATACGGTTACGGATATCGGCCATCGATATACACCAATTACGGCTACAGATATCAACCGTCATATTACGGCCGCCAAAGCCACATTGGCGGCTATACTTACTACGATAGTGAACATCGACATGGTGGACATAAGCACATCCATGGAGGACATAGGCACAATGGAGGCGGGCACAAACACTCCGGTGGGAGACATCCGGGAGGGGGCCATTATCGATGATGAAAATGATATTACTACTTTAACGTGAAGCAACCCGAAATTTGGCGTACAAAACACCCGCACTGAATGCAGCGATTGTGGATTTTGCCCTATTGAATGGCGGATTTTTAATATTGTCGTTTTGTATTGTAATACTTCTATCTGGTTGCGCAGATTCGGTATATACCGATACTGTCATTAAGCCGTATTCTGTGGTTAAAGTTCACGACGGCGATACACTCACCGTTAATATCGCTGGTTGCCCAGATGTTTTGTGCAAGAACATGCCGGTGCGAATAAGCGGGATTGATGCCCCAGAATTGAGAGGAAAATGCCCACAAGAAATTGCCGGTGCGATTGCTGCCAAGAATTATCTTACTGGCCGGGTGATGAATGCCCAGGATATTGCGTTACAAGATCCAATCAGAGATAAGTATTTCAGGATAAGCGCTCATGTTTTCGCGGATGGCGTTAATGTCGGTGATGAAATGGTCAAGCAGGGATTGGCGCGAACGTACAGCGGTGGCAAGCGAGCTAGTTGGTGTGGCGGTACCGTAGTGCAAACTAACTCAGTCTGACAACGAAGTATCGTAACAATCCATGGCGCTTTCGAGCGCCATTTTTCATTTTTAATCGCTCTCCAGCAAGCTGAAAGCCTATGGGCCTCCTTTCAAGATCGTTCTACTAGGAGTCTGTCGGACTTAAAGCATCTGGATGGTCAATTTGTTAAAATAGAGTTCAATTGAAACCGGATTTTTGGAAAAGCGACATGAGTCATTTCAAGCCCTGCGATCGCCATCAGCTGTACTTACTCCCCCCGTCGATAGATGAATGGTTACCGGAAAATCATTTGTCACGGTTCATCATTGAAGTCATTGAGCAGTTGGACTTGACGAGATTGACGAGCCATTATTCTGGTAAAGGCTCGGAAGCCTATCATCCCTCCATGATGTTGGCATTATTGGTTTATGGCTACGCAACCGGTACATTTTCCAGCCGCAAGATTGAACGGGCGACGCATGACTCGGTGGCGTTTCGTTTTCTTGCGGCCAATCAGCACCCGGATCACGACACTATCGCAAATTTCCGCAAAACCTTTTTGCTGGAATTGCAGGAATTGTTTGTGCAAGTGTTGTCCATAGCCCAAGAGATGAAGTTGTTTAAATTGGGAAACATATCGCTGGATGGTACCAAGATCAAAGCCAATGCATCAAAGCACAAAGCGCTATCGCACGGACACATTGAGAAGCTGGAAGCACAGTTACGAGAAGAGGTTCAGTTTTTATTGAACAAAGCAGAGCAAACCGATGAGCAGGAATCTGAGCATGATTTTGACTTACCGGCTGAAATCGTACGTCGCGAACAACGTCTTGAAGCCTTGGCTGCTGCGAAAGCCAAAATAGCTGAGCGCGTCCAGGCACGTGACAACCAGGCGCAGAAAGATTATGAGGAAAAGATTGCCCGCCGGGAAGCACAACAAAAAGCGGGAAAAAAACCACGCGGGCGGGAACCCAAAGCACCGGAAACTGGCCCCTGCGCCCAAGATCAAATCAATCTTACCGATGAACAATCACGTATCATGCCCAGTGGGGATGGTTTCATACAAGGCTATAACAGTCAGGCGGCCGTCGATATCGAGAGCATGCTCATTATCGCCACCGGCCTGACCACGGAAACCAATGACAAGCAACGCGTCGAACCGATGCTCGAAGCATTGAACACACTGGAAAACCAGTTCGGCAAAGCCGATACTTTGCTAGCCGATAATGGTTATTTTAGCCAAAACAACGTTAAGGCCTGTGCTGAACATGGCATCACTCCATTCATTGCGCTGGGACGGGATACCCATCATCTGCCCATAGCACAGCGGCTGCAACCGGATGCCCCAAAACCTCAGACGGACGATCCTTTGGTTATGATGACGTACCAACTTAAAACACAGTCAGGACGCGAACTATACGGTAGACGCAAATGCACTGTCGAACCCGTGTTTGGCATTATCAAACAGGTATTAGGCTTTCGCCAGTTCCTGATGCGAGGGATTCAAGCAGTAGCGGGAGAGTGGAAGCTGGTTGCTATGGCTTATAACTTCAAACGGATGTATGCAATGGCAACAGGATAGAAAAAAACCTAAAAAACCTTTGTTCAGATGGAAATTGAACTAAAAATAGAGTTAACAAATGTATGGCTTTATATTCAGATGTACTGAAAAAGTTTCAAACTGACACAGTTGAAATTCTTTCTCAATACTTCTCTTGCTGATTTCCCTATCCGACAGGCTCCTAGAACGATGTAATTTATCAGTTTCCGGATTATGTGGCGGCTTTTGTTTTTGCGTGTGAACAAGCAACAAATGTGCGGTAAAATGCAACAACC